TGTTTATTTTGTTTACATTGTTTCTCTTGCGAGAATGTCATTTTGCCAATTCCTTATTAAGTCTAAGGGCCTAAATTGATATTTGCGAGAATGTATGCGAGAATGAGAATTTATGAGCCTCTGGGCCTTGCTCATACTTATATATGATTTGAATCCCAATTTGCGAGAATGATTTGAAGCCAAAAAATTTTTCTGCCTATGGACATGGCTCTATATACTATATATAGGGGGGCACCCAGGCACTGCGGCAGGGGCCTAACTCGCACCAACATGTTTTAACAATTGGCCTGCGAGCCTCTGAGCCGGCGTGTTAACAGGCTTTAACAAATGAATTGAATAGCTATGAGCCTGTTTGGCTTAATCTCGTGACCCGTATCGCGTTCAAATCCTTGCGATGATAGTTTATATGGCTGAGAGGCTCAGAACAGGTTAGGAAATGTTAGATTGAGCCACGGAGCCACTCTGGTACCACAATCATTCTGGCCAGAGCCGGCTCACAGCCACACAGGAATTGAGCCACAATTCTTAACGTAAATTTAACATTTCCTAACTCGCTATATTTTGCCATATTGAAATTTATTGTACGTGCTACTTGGCTAACTGCCAGAATGTTAAATGTGGTTAACAACCATCTGATTTAACACAACTTAAGCCTGAGAATTTTCCTATGTTATTTTTTTAGCACCTTAAATTCCTATCGAAAATTTTTATCCAAAAAGTTTCGCATATCAGATATTATTTGTATATTTGCATATCGGAATTGAGCAAGCGAGCTCACTAAAGATGCTAATAATTTTTAACACAAAAAGTTGCTCAAAAACTTTCTCGGTTAGAAAAAAAATTAGTACTTTAGCAATAACAAAAGAGCTATTAAGCTCAACATGCTGGTTACAAAGTTTAACACTTCCAAGCTGAAAATTTAACACAAAAAACTTTCAGGTATCAGAAAAAATGAGTAATTTAGCAGTAGATAAAGAAACAATAAGTAATAACAATAAAACATTACAGCAATGAAAGTAAATAGAAATTACCGTTTCGTATTGACGAACATTCCAAACAGTATGTTGGAAACAGGAGAAGTAAGAATTGACAACGAGGAAATAACCGGCGAGAGAATGTTTGCCAGTGAATGCCACTACTATGCCGAGAAAAATATCCTCGAGTGTATCAAGGACGCAGCAAAACGCGACGATTTGCGCGGCTACTACGAACACACCTACTGCATCTACAAAGAGGACAAACCGAAAAAGGAGACAGTAGAGCGTGAAGAGGACGGCAAGAAAATTACCGAGACAAGAGAAATACCTGGCAAGGCAATGCTGGTTGAGGTAATTACAGTAGACGAGAACGGCATAAATATTCGATAAAACGGATTGCCGTTCGCCCCCGGGTTGGACGCACAGGAGTTCGACTCTCCTGCCGGGAACAATCGGCAATATTGCCGAGAGAATTAAAATAAATTGTAATATGAAACGAAGATATAAAGAGTTATTAAAACAGGGCGAATATTCTAAGTTAACAACAATAGTACTTCGAAGGTTGTTGTTATTCGCTAATGATGAGCAGAAAAATAATATTGAAACAGAATTAAATAAACGTAAAAACATTAAATAGTCTTAGCCGCTGCAAGAGAATTGGCTTTTGGCGTGGAGCGATACCACCAGCGGCACATATATCAATTCAAAATTTACAGTAATATGGTAACAATGAAATTTTCAGCAACTAAGTCAGAAACATTGTTTTTGACACCGACAATCGCAGCTGAACAAAACAGCTCAGAAACAGCAATCCGATTTGCTCTTTGGCACAGCGTGTTCAGCATAGAGGTAAGCAAGAGTCATAAAATCGTAAAAGCTAAATAGCATGGCAAGAAACGAAATGTTTGTAACAGTTTATAGGCTTGAAGTTGAGGCCACTCGAGAGAATTTGGACAGTATGGAGAACTTCATAGAAGCCATTTCGGATTGCGCTATCGTGTCCAACGATGAGGGTTATGTAGCTATCATAGTAGCGTCTTCGGATGCCTTAGGGACAACGAAATTGGCCAATATGGCACTCAAATTCTTTGGCAAGGAGGGATATAATATAAGTACTCTCGGACTCTTAGGGCCGTTTAAGAAACTCAATTGATATTTTTTAACATAAAACTTGGAAAAAAGTTCCCAAAACTGTTTTATAAATTGAATAAACATATTATATTTGCAATATCAAAATAAAACAAGTAATAACAACTAAAATTTACAACATTATGGCAACAAAGAAATTTTCACAAATGACAACGAAGAAGTTAAATGCTCTTTTAGCAACAGCAAGTGACGAAGATAAAGCCAAGATTGAGGCTGTACTCGCAGCTCGTGAGCAAGCTCAAGCTCCAGTATCAGGAGAAACACAATCCGAAGTGGCAAACCCTGTACAGGAGTTCGAAGACACAGAGAACCCGTTAACACCTGAGGAAGAAGCAGCTATAAAAGCAGCAGAAGAGAACAATGGTGTCAATCCGATGAGCAACAGCAGCAAAGCAACTCTTGAGAAAAAGCCAAAGATGACCGATGAGGACCGTCATGCACTGGCCGAAGAGCTGAAGAAGAACGTTAACCACCGTTGTCAGGCAGTTCCTTTCAACACCGTAGAATGGGTTGACGGCTATATCGCCGGAGTGATTGAAGAGAAGCGCAGCAATAAGGTGCTTTATGCAATCAAGACAGACGACGGACGCCGCATCGTTAAGGTACATGACAGCAATCTTGTTCGTATTCTGGACGAAGTTGTTGAGCCGGAGAAAAAAGCCCGCGCTCGCAAAGCAAAAGACCCGGCAGACAAAATTGAATGGACACCGGAAGCAATTGCCGAAGAGGTTAACGAAGTTATCGGCAACGTAGGTAAAACGGTAGAATTTGAGAAATACCGTACTACAGACGAAAACGGCGAAGAGCACATTGAAATGGTAATCGGCCGTATCGTGGCAATCGTGCCTGACAAACGAGCTCAGCGCTTGCTCTACCGCATTTCAGTTCCGGCTCCTATTGAGGGCAATCCGCTTGCAACGAAGATTATGCACAAGGTTGTGAAAGCCGGGGGCATTAAGATTGCCGAAGAGTTCGACGAAGAAGGCGCACAGCTCAATGCCAAGTATCTGGAGCGCCGTGAGGCAGCAGCAACCCGCACTCCACTTACTCCTCAGGACCGCGTAATTCGCTGCGAGGAGAATGTGAAGAAGGCAGAGGAGAAGCTGCAGAAAGCTCAGGAAGAGCTGGAAGCCAAAAAGAAGCAGCTCGAGGATGCAAAAAAGGAGCTGGATGAATATCTCGCCGGTCAGGCAAATGAAGAAACTGCCGAAGCTCCTGCTGAGACTACAGCCGAAGAGGAGTCACTTGCATAACACAGCCACCTGACACCGTTTCTCCCATGGAGCCGTCTCGAAAGAGGCGGCTCTTTTTTTTGCTGCATATCTAAGTATGCAGCTATTTTTGTATTATTGTGATTTATGTTAAAATATGTAAACTCATAGAAACATGCTTCTTTCGCGTTCTAGAACACTTTTAGGCTTTAGGTGTACTATAATATGGGTTAACTCAATTCGACGCGATAGAGGCCAAAAGAAGTATATCTATCAATGTATTTTTATAAAGTCTATAATATGAATTGAGGCATAGATTTTCCTGAGCTTTAAGCCACCAAGCAGTTATATAAATAGCTGTTAAATTTATGGCTAAAAAGTTGACTCATTTTCTTGGCTTCTAGGACACTTTTATTTGAGAATAATAGTAAACTAAATCTATAAAAAGAAATGAGGAGAGAATGAACGAGAATAATGAAATTTCATATATTTTCGAGGCATTTAGAGCTCTATATTTTTATATTAAAGCCGCAATAAACCAGTGAAAAATTTTTATGTTAAAGTCTGTAAAACAGTAATTTATATCAAGATTATTTTGTACTTTAGCTTATAAAAGAACAAAAGTAAAACTGTTAAAAAATGTTACACACTAGAACACATAAAAGCCGCATGGCCATTATGATTAAACAGCTTATGCCTGAGTGTACAAGCTGTGTAGCCCGCGTGCACAGTGGACTATGCAGCAATTGTCCACATTGGACTCCGAGTGTGGTACAGGAGTTAACAGAGGAAATGGCCGAGAGAATATCCGCCACAATTGGACAAGAGAATATCACAAGGCCCAACGAGAGAAATGTTGAACAAAAATAAATAATTGCAATATGGAAATGAATGAACAAGAGAATACCCAAGAGGTACAGCAAGAGAATTTGCTTGATGGCTCTCAATCAGTTCAAGCAATGCAAGAAGGAAATGAACTGCCAACAGCTGTTCAATTAGTTCAGCCTCAAGCTGCTTTAGATGAAATAGCAGAGCTTGAGAAGAAATATCGTGAAACTATAGAACGGGAGAATAAATGAGCAATTTTGTTTTAGATTACAGCAGAAAGCAGACTTTGCAAATATCAAATGATGCTTTTTGCTTTTTGTATTATGGTGAAGAGCCATTAGACGAAGACAATTTGGAAGAAGCCAATGAGGTATCTGAAATGTTTTCCAATAATTTTTATATAGAAGATGATTGGAAAGCAGTTGATAACTCAGACCTTATAGAATGTACTTTTGTTCCGTATGTTGAAGACCAAGCCGATTATGATGAATATGAGGACCTTACCAAATATATTCAGCAGCAAATAAAATGGCTTGATGCAAATCATATTAGAGTGTGGTGGTTTAATAACCAAACTGGGACGAGAGAATTACGTGGTGATTTTAAGGTTTATACCAATAAATATGGCCTTAAGTGTTTTCATACAGGCAATCAAGATGAGGATTTTGCGACAGGAAAAATGAGCTTGTATTTTTTGAAGAATTTCAAGAAGCGCATAGCTTAACAAGTGAACGAGAGAAATATAAGGCAGACTACTTTTCTGTAGTCTGCCTTTTTTTACATTAAGCTTTCATCTTCTTCTATAACGAGAGAATAACCGACTCCTCGTATGGTTTCTATAGCTACTCGGTTATCCATTTTAAGCATATTTCGCAGCATGCATATATGGACATCTAAGCTACGTTTATTAAAGTAGTTATCATCAGTCCATACTTGTTGCATAAGTATTTTCTTAGGTAATGTTTCATTTTTATAGGCACATAGTAAAGCAAGAACTTGGCTTTGTTTATTATTAAGCTGTGTTTTTACATTGCTTATAGTAAGAATTTTATCTACTGTATTAAACAGGTAATCGCCTATCTCATAAGATGGCTCTATACTTCTTACTCGCACACCGCATCTTTTTAGAACAGCTTTTATTCTTCTTATAAGCTCTTCAATGTTATATGGCCTTATAACGTAATCATCTGCACCTTCATCGAATGCTTCAATAACATATTCATATCGGGCCCTGTCTGATACCATTATTACCGGTATTTTATCACCTGATTTGCGCAAAAATTTTAATGGCTTTAGCCTCATAGAGGCATCTGTTGTTTTATAATGGCTTAATATGCATAAGTCATAATTCTTTTCTCTGATTTTGATTAGTATATCATTCTCAGTTGAGGTTATTACTTGAAAGCCGTTATACACCAAATAATCTACCAGGATTTTACAGTCTTCATCTTGATAGATTAAAATTCTTGGCAATGCTAATTTAGTGTTATTACTTTTCATACCATTTCTTTAATCTTGTTTTGCAAATCATTATATAAAACTTCATACCAAAATGGATTAAGCCTTAACAGGTCAAAGTATGAATATACGCCTTTTTGATATATTAAAGAAGCATATTTAAGCTCTTTGTCTGCTCTTTTTTTAAGATGCTCATGATAGAACTTTATAGACTGGTCCACATTTACCAAGAATGGTGATTTATGCTCCATAAGAACTTTCTGCTCTGTATTTTGAGCAAAGTAATATGGGATATTCGGCATCGCCCAGAAAGTTAATCCAGCACCATATTCCTCACTCGCTTTATATAAAAAGCCAGGACATGGACGAATTGAGTCAGGATATAAGCTTTTACATATTCTTAACCTACGTGGAATAAAAGGATTAAGTAAAGTAGTTAATCGCTTGTTTATATAAGTTGAGTATTTATCAACCATTCTTGTGTGTTCTTTAACAAGTGATGAAACTAACAGCTTAATCCTTTCATTTCCTATAGGGTCACTCAGGCGTATATATTCTTGCCTGAAAGCTTCACGCTGAATACGTATTCTGTCTTCTTTAAGCCGTTGAGACTTTTTCCTTTTAGCTTCTATGCTAGCCATCGCAGCTCTGCGCTGTCCCTCAGGTCCAAACAGTTTTACACCTTGGCAATTGTTTGGACCCAAGCCTGTCCATGGCATTTTATCTCCATATCTAGCTTCAATCTCTCTGTTTTCCTGCTCTTCTTCAGATAATTCAACATGCTCTTCTTCTAAGGCAATCTTTTCGCTTGCCTCTTCTTGAGCTTCTTCAATATCCTCATCATCGCTTTTAATTTCATCGAGAAATTCAAAGAGTTCCTTTTCGGTTAAGTCTCCATATTGCTTAATATCTTCCATGCCACTTAAATAATGACTTGATTATATCTTTTCCAGCTTGCTTGTTAAGCAATCCAAAATATGCAATCGCAAGCGTGAGTCTTGCTATTTTATGCAATACCCAAGCTAATAGATATATAGGGAAATAAAGTACACCTACACATCTCCATAAAAATTTAAGTACTTTTTTCATTTCCATAATCCTTTTTTATATAAATACTTTCCTGCGTTCATACCCAAGCTAAACATTCCTGAGCCAAAAAGAACCAATGCTAATATCTCATGCAATGTTATTTCCATAACTTTTTATTTTTCTAATATATTTAATGGTTGTTTTATTTCTGCAAATTGTGCATTTATGCGCTGTATATTTGCTTGCTGGTTTATAGCTTCTTTTATTGGGCTTTTTATTTCTTGTACACAGCTCATTGAACTTATTATGCTAAACGGAGGGCATGCCATATAAACATCGACCAATGCATCAACTAACTCATCTTTGCTTAGTTTCTGCAGATTACTCTTTATTATCTCCCTTATTGGATTGTTCATCTTCTGCTTGCTTTAATTCAACATAAGTTCTATGAAAAGCTTCATCACCTATTCCTTTAATAAAAGTTCTAAGTGTAGAAGGATATTTGCTTGTATTTATAGTCTTATCGACTACTTTCGCGTAAAGAGCAGCAAGAGCTTTAGGCCCAAATACCTTTTTCTCTTGTAATCTTTCAATGGGACCTCTTTTGAATTGAACACCTGGATGTTCATTCATAATCTTCGTACGAGTTAAGTACAAGTCCTTAATCAAAGCCTCAATATGCTTTTCAAACTGAGGCATTTGAATAATATCAATAACTTTCAAATCTTCCAGCTTCATTTTTTATAAGTTTTTAAGTTGTTGTTTATAATACTTTTCTTGCATATCAAAGTGTCTTTTATATATATGCAAATCATGCGCAAAATGGTAATAAGTGCCTATTGGCGCACCGAGCTCATCCGCAACTAATTGTTGAAGCTTTGTCCAGCAATATTGGTCATTGCAAAAGCCATAAACCAAATCATTGCTTCGCATAGTTACGCACATATCAAGAGTTCCTATTTGAGGCTTAATATCAAATCCGACTGATAATGTACAAGGTGTATCATACTTATAGTCATCTTTTTCTTTGCCATCAAATATAGTAAACCAAGCTTGACGAGTATCTTTATTCTCTTTAAGCTGTTCAATACATTTTGCCAATTGTTTATTGCGCGTCCATTGCCATCCATAATTAGAATTGACAATGTTATCTCCACCATGCATTTTATCCCACATAGGAGCATGCTTTTTAATTTCAGCTACACTCCTATCTCCAGACATATACCAGGCATATTCGCGCTCTGCATATCGTTCGCTGAATTTACGCCATTCTGTTGTTATGATGCGTTGCTGAGGATTAAGTAAGTAAAAACCAACATTGTAAACAGCTTTTGTTCCAACGTTAGTATTTACTCCTTGGCCCATAATAAAAGCATATAGGTCTTCAAAAGCCTCAGTAGCATTTTTATAAGCTATGTTCATAACTATTTTACCCAAATTTGTTTAACACTCCAATCGTATCTTTGCAGAGATATTTTAAAAGTCTCAGCCTGTTTGTAGGTATTAAAGTATCTTAGTAATTTACCTACTGAGTCAAATACTCCATATTGCATTTTTCCCATACTAATCCCATCCTCCTATATTATACATCGATAACTCATCATCTTTAGGTGTTGTATTTCTAATAGCGTCAAGTAACTTTTTCTTTGATTCTCTACAGAGGTTATAGCCATAACCCTTATAGCGATATGAGCGCTCCCAAGTAGATATTGGAAAAGGAATTTTGTTGTCTAGTACTAAGTGCTTTTGATGCAAGTGCTCAAAAAAATCTCTATGATATAGTAACATATATTCCCAATGCCATTTATCACCGTTGTCATCAAAAGGAAAATCTTCACTCTCATCAGCGGGCATACTGGTCACATTATCAGGAACTATCTCCTTGTAATATGCAAACTTAGTAATGGTAAAGTCGAAATTATTCAGAATATCTTCAGGCGTTCCAAATACTGATTCAATAAGTTCTACCCACATAGAACTGCCTTTTTCTTGAAAGGCACAAGCCTTGTTATTTCTATATTTAAAAGTCCATGTGCCCTCTTCAACTAAGCTATTAAAGTGTGCAACAGCCTCATCAAAATCAGATTGATTGTGAAAGAAAATATCTACATCTTTCACTTTTTCTCTTGAGAGAATGTTCTTAAAACAACCACCAGCTATAAAGCCTTTATGACCTTGCATATATTGGTCTAAAAATCTGAGAAACCAAAAGTTTTCAGGTATATTTTTTATATATTTATTCTCCACATTATTCGCAGCATCTGCTATTTTTTCTTTGTCTGTCATGCTATCAACTTATTAGTATTACTGTTATAAACTCTAAACAACAACTCTTCAGCTTCCTCATTCATGGCATTGCAAATACTTATTGCTTCTTCCATAGATAAGCCTGTAAGTTCTTCATCGTCATCATTTACTGCAATTTCGCCAGTTATAACTCTAACATCAAATGAGTTTGCAGAAGCAAAAGCCTTAGCAGCATCAAGAGCTTGTATACAAATATAATGTACAGCATCCCAGTATATATAAGATAACCGGCTCGTGCCATTGAGTATTTTTATATACTGTTCTCTTATATTTTCTGGTTTAAACATATCGGCTTTATCCATGTGCTCGTACTCTGCAAGCCATCTGCCATATCCTTTATTCGCTTTGAACTTGTTAGCATATACAGCTGCGAACCTAAGAAACTGGCTTGTATTAATTATTTGAGGAATTTCTGCCATAATCTTTAAAGTTATATTCTCGCGCGGTCCTAGAGCCCACCTGTTTTTCTGAATATAAATCTTTTGCTTCATACTTAAAGTGCAATATCGCGCGCGAGAATAGTGAATAAATTGATTATTCGTTGAATGTTAGTCCATATTTTGCCCACTGAAGAACGAATCCTAAGCCAGCCCAAATTTGGTCTACCGCATGTGGTCTAGCAAACTTTTTGCCTATATTAGCATCATAATTTTCTGGTTTTATGCATGAAGAAATACAATTGGCTTCAAAACCAGTAATTGTAGTAAGAGTAACTACCGTATTTTTACTTCCAGCTGTTGTGACGCTCTCTTTAGCAATAAACCTTTCAATGTCTTCTTGCTTAATTGTTTCACCGTGTTCATCAGCTAATTTAAAATAAGCCTTATCAGCAACAGCTTTTGGCGACCAAGATTTATAGCCATCTGGATAAGTTACTTCATAACCTTTTTCTTCACCAGTGTAATTATTGGTTTTATAACCTTTTTCTATAGCTTCATTAGCTGTCATTGATTGTAAGTCAACCATTTTAATTCCAATTGCTTTCATAATTAATTTCAATTTAGTTATTTTTAGTATGACCCAGTAGACCCGAGTGCTCCATCACCACGCTCGGATGAACGGCTGAAAAGCTCTGACTCAGAAACTTCTTCAAGGCCTTCATACGATACAGGCACAAGAATAAATTGTGCTATTTTCATACCTGGCTTAATGTGGACCTTGGCTTTACCGACATTAACAACATGTATATGAATTTCACCTTGGTAATCTTCATCTACAATCTTAGCTCCGAGGATAACGATGCTTTCAAATGCTTCTGCTTTCGGTGTTCTACCGGCTCCAAGGCAAGCCCATTTAGAAGTTACAACTCCTGATTTATCAGCTGCCATAAGCATATATCCTTCTGGAATTTCCATCTTAATACCTGATGGTATCAAAACATCAGTTCCTGGATTTACAATAAAGCTTTTGTTACTGCCAAAGTTAGGAACGAAAAAATCAATTCCTGCTGCTTTACCAGTCCCACGAACAGGGGACTTTACATTTCTTATTTTTGCAAATTTCATGACTACATCATTTTAACAAGTTCCTTAGCTGCTGTTTCTACAGCTCTAGCAAGTCTATGTTCAACTTCTGGACTTATAAGGCTGTAAACTCCTTCTTTTTCAAAAGCATCAGCCATGATAGCTCCAATTTTTGAAAGCTTAGGATTAGAAGCGTTAATGCCATGCTTATCCATAAGTTCTTTATTGTACTCATACTTAATACCTCCTTCTACAGGAATAAGCTTGGCTATTTCTGCATGAGTATTTGACTTTCTGCTCGTAGGAACAGTGATAATAATCTCCTGATTGGTTGTCATGCACATATCTGTGCACATTTCCATTACTTCATTGAAGTTGCGCTTAAACTCTCTTGGAGTTACTGAAATTAAACTTTTCATAATGATGCCAAATTAGCAATTAAGTTCAACATATCTGTTACATTAAATCGTCATCGAATAAACTTGGTTGCTCAGTGGCTTTAGGAGCAACTTTTACATCTCCCGGCTTACGCTTTAATACCCAAAGAGTATTACGTGAAGCATCTGGGAACATAGGAGCCATGATATTGGCAATGAGGTTTGAGTCATAATACTCTTTAAGAGCATCAAACATTTTCTGTTGCCAATCGTTCATCAGTGGCTTATAGTCTTTAGCTGAAGCAAATGTACCGAACTTCTTTACTATGCTGAAATGCTTCAACAATATGCCTT